CTACATCAATCTTTGAATCACCTTCCCACATTTCTTGGATTTTATCCAAGTCAAAACTCATAATCTATTTCCTTTAGGATCTGTTATATAATAATTAGTATATCTAAAAACGACCTCTGATGTAAAGTATTGAATAGTTTCACTGGTAGCATCAAAAGATAGTCCAGAACAAAAAGTAGGAAACATATCTTCAAATACAACTTTAAATTGAGTATTAAGTGAGCTGTTTAAAACAAATAAAGTTCCATCCGAATAAATGTTTAGTAATGGGGAATCTTTATTTTGAAGATCTCTTGGTTCATTTTGAAGTTCAAAAATTTCGTTTATATTTTCTGGATAACCAAGACCTCTCATCCAGTTTTGAATCTGCATAAAGTTTTCTAAATTTTCATCAACAAGAAAACTAAGTCTAAGTTCATCAAAAATTAGTTTATCCCCAGGAATATCTATATCTTTTAAATATGTTGATTGGTTTGCAATTCCTAAATTAATACCTGGAATATTTGCAACATTAGAAAAAAATGCTACCTTGGGTGCTCTATTCAAAACAAATTTAAATCCAACAGGAGACAAAAAGTTCCTATTGGATACTACATTTTCAAATACCGATCTAGACATTTTTTTAACTATTTAGTTTAAAACAAAAAAAAAGAGACCCCAAAGGGTCTCTGAGAAAAATGTGAATTGATATCACATGAGGTTGGAGACTTTGACTCTTCTGTAATAAGCATTCTTATTACGATTGAGTCCACCAGCACCTTGGGTAGTTCCTTCTGCGAAGGGATTAGCAACCATACCATAACGAGTCTTAAATCCAATTTTGGGTTGGAAGGTGTTCTCTCCAACGGCACGGACCATCTGGAGGGGAACATATGGGCAATAGAACAGACCAGCATCGTAAGGGGAAGTACCCTTATAACCGATGGTGTAGTACTGAGTTGCAGCAACGTTAGAAGAATAAGGATCAATATAGACCTTAAACTTACCAAGTAGAGTTCCAGCAAAGGTGTTGCCGGTATCATCTACACTTAGGTTTGCATTTAGTGCAGGGGTGTAATCAAGTACACCAGCCATGCTTAGTGCGGAAGCAACGTCTGCAGAGCAGAGAATTACGTTGCCCTTCCCTCTACGAGTTTGTTGGGCAATTGCGTTAGCATCTCTTTCAATCTGGAAGAGTAGACCCTTAAACTTCTCAACACTCCAACGACCGTTAGAGTCAACGTCGAGGTCAAAAGTACCAGCAGTTGCAACGTTTGCTTGAGCACCAGGCTTAGCAACGTTGTAGATGGTTCTGATGACTTCACGGTTAATCTCAGCAAGAATTTCAGTGCTGAGGATGTTTGCAAGCTCAGCCTCAGCATTTAAACCGTGAATTGCTTTCAGGTCTTGTGCTAGTTCTAAGCTGTACTCTGCTTTGAGTGCTCTTGACTTGGCAGTTACCGTGACTTTCTCGATTGAGAATGCCATTTGGTTGAAGTTGTCACCAGAGGTGCCAAGATCTTCAGCATCATCGGTACGCATACCCTGACCAACGTTATAGTCGGTTCCGTCAGTTGGGGATGCTCCAGTGTCTAGAAGGTCAGGACGGCTACCTTGCTGTGCCGTAGTACCCATACCAACAGAAGCACCAGTCATTCCGTTGGTTAGATCGAATCCTTCGTTCTGACCGGAGAATGCAGAATCTGCTTCGTTGAAGAATGCTTCAGATCCAGACTGACTGTTATAACGTGAACGCATTGCGAAGATTAGTCCAGTAGGACCATTCATTGGTTGTACACCTGCTAGGTCATATGCAACCAGGTTAGGCATAGAACGTCTGATTAAAGAAATCAGAACGGGGTCAAAACCTGCAACAGGACCAGTAGCAGTAGCATCAGCAGAGAAACCTGCGTTAGCTCCACTGTTGGTGTGTACGTTAGGGGTCTCGGTTAGTAGACCACCATCTGCGAAAGCATTTTGCTCTCTTAGGAATTTCTCTTGATTTTCTAGCAGGACAGCAGTAACTGCTCTTTTGTGGGAATCACTGATTGATTCACAACCCTCATGGTTTAGAAGAGGTGCCCACTTTTCCTGCAATTGTTCGGAATGAAACATTTGCGTTTACCTTAAAGTTTTTGTGTTAAATTTGAATTATATTAAATTCAATTGCTAAATTGTGAAAGTGTCTTCAGGTAGGCAGACATTGAACCAGAAATAGATTCTGGAGTGCTGTCTACACCTTCAGATAAAGTTTCAGTTTTAGCTGATTGGGTTACTTTTCTAGAAGGAAAATATGCTTCCTTTAGAGTTCCCATTTTCTCACGATATTCTTCTTCACTTTCAAACTCCACACTTTCTGCAAGTGAAGCGAGCTTTTCTTTCTGAGATAGTGCTAGACCCTCAGTGATCTCGTCGAAAATCCCATCAGCAACAGACTCTGCAAGTCTCTTATTGAGGGAAACATTCTTCTCAATCTGCTCATTGAGTTTTGTTTCCATATCATCAAGTTTTTCTACCATACTCTCTAGTACATCATATTTTTCTTCAGGGAGTTGTACATAATGTTCTTCAAAAAGATTTTTCATACCAGATAAGAAGGACTCAGTAAGTTCTTCTTTTATACCAGTTTCGACTGAAAGTTTGTTTTCAGTGATCCACTCTTGAGAAACATACTCAAGATATGAATCAACTCTTTCAGTTAAACTTTCTTTGATTTCTGCTACTTCTTCGGAAAGTGCCTTAGTATATGCTTCTTGGAAAGATTCTTCTACTTCAGCAATTTTAGTTTTTAGTGCAGACTCAAAAATAACTTTTGCCTTATCTTTAAACTCTTCGGAAAGTTCTTCACCAGAAACAAGAGCATTGATGTCTTCCTCTACATCAATAGTGTTTTCAATAACTTCCTCAGTCTCCTCAGTCTCCTCAGTAACTTCTTCAGTTTCTTCAGTTTCTTCAGCAACTTCTTCAGTTTGCTCAGACTCTTCAACTTGCTCTTGATCAGATTCTGCAATAGTAGATTCCTCTTCGGTTTCTACTTCTTCTTTTGCAGTTACTGCATCCCTAACTTGCTTTAGTGTAGCACCGGGTGTCTTCAGCTTTGCTGAATCATCATCGGGCTTGTAGTTTTCTGGAGTTGGGCCACCTAAGTCCTCAACAGCACCACCTAAACCTGCAGGCATTGGGTCTGCAGGTTTAGCACCTGAATTTACAGCAGTTTTGGATTGCTTAGTGCCTACTTCCATTTCTTGTAGATCTCCACCAGACATTTGAACTCTCCGATTTTTTCTGTTTAAATCTATATTTATTTATAAATTAATACTTTTGTAGTATCAAAGGGAACTTAAGAAGTTTTCAAAGTGTTCTAATTTTCTTTTTTCTGTAAGTTTCCTTTGCTGGACATCCTTTTCAATGATATCCTGAATTGATTCAACTACCCAAGCTTTTTTCGATGCATCATAAATCCACTCCTTATCCTCCATAATCCCTTGAACGAAAGCATCAGGAGCAGAAGGATCTGCTACAATGTCAGCAGCAGTTGCTAACATAAAATCTTCACCAACTTCATTAAATCCTTCTCTTGTAGGTTTAAGTGAACCTAAACCTCTAGAAGAAACCCCAAGCATCACACCTTCTTTTAAGAGTGATTCTGCAATTTTACCCATTGGAGTAGATAAAATTTGTGCTTTACCAATAAAGTTATTACCTTCACGATAAAGATTGGTGATTTTATGAGAAACTCTATCTAAATTAACGGTAGGTCCATTTGGATGACCAAGTTCACCAAGTGCTCTACCTTTTTTTACATATTCATTATTATATCTATTAACTTCTCTTTCTAAGATACTAATAGGATATCTTCTACGATTCTTATTTACAGTTTCTGCCTGTAAAAAAGGACCTTTAATATATAATTTTTTAGTTTTACCTACAGATTCGGTAATAATCTCAATAGATTCAATTTCTTCTGTAATGAGCTTCATTATGCAACTCCAGATACTTGTACTTGTTGAACATAAAGTGTTCCAGTGCCAGTGCTAGTTTTACCGGCAACTTTAAACACTTCTCTCAATTCACCAGTTCCAGCAGTTACTGCTCCTTGACCAGAAGTGTCCCAGTCAATAACAATTCTAGTATCAAAATACCCAGAATAACCTGAGGAACTATCGACACTTGAAACAATTGCATAACTGGTATTAATCCCTGTAGGTGAAATGCCAGTAAGTTCAACTGAATCACCTACTTCAAATGGAGAACCAGTGCCTTCTGGAAAATCAATCGTGGTAGTTGATCCAGTGGTTACTCCAACAACACGTTGAGACTTTACATTACCAAGACTAATTACTTCCGAAGTTCCGGAAGCAACATAATAATTAGATGCTGTTGCTGTTGGGTTAGTTCCAATAGCAACATGACAGTCTGCACCAACAGCAACAACTCTTAAAGAATTACTTTGCTTTGAAATGACATCAGACCGAGCACTTGTGTTACTCGTCGAAATAGATTTAGTATTTCCTACAGGTTTGTGAGCCATTATTTCTAATAAACACTTATTATTTATTTATTAATCATCTTGAGATGAATCCTGACTTGTATCCGCAAATAAATTTGCAGATACTTCAGGTCTTAATTCATCTACTCTTTCAGATGCTTTCATAAAAAGCAAATCTTTAATTTTATCACTAATTTGTGATGGTGATGCCTCATCAGAGGTCACTAGGTCTAATAAATCGTCCATTTATAATTTTAATTTTTTTTATTTAGCTTAAATTTCACCACCTTCAGGTGCTTCAGTTGCAGAACCATCAATTTCTGATTCTATAGGAACTTTTCCACCATCACCATTAATATTATTTCCCATCATTGGATCAATAGGTTGACCAGTTTCTGGGTCTACAATTGCATTAGGATCTGGAATTATTCCATTATTAATTTCTTTTTTAATAATTTCATCTTGTTCAACAATTTCTTGATCAGTTTGCCTAAGAACATTTCTTCTAATATAATCTTGAGAATAATATTTTCCAACATAAGGTTCTGCAGTTGCGACGAGATTGAGTCTCTCCGACATCAATTCTGCTTCTTTTAATTCCGAAAAATGATTATCATATAAGAAATCATATTGAATATGTTGTTGCATCTTGTCCCAATCTTCAGGTGCAATAATATTTTTAAGAATAAGTTGAGTTTTCAAGATATCATTGAACATGTTGGAAAACCTTTTTCTCAAACGTCCAACAAATTTAGTAAATTTTAACTCATCTCTTAATATTTCAGAAGATCTTCCCAAGTTAAACCCACCTTCTCCATCCATTCTTGAGGGAGGAACATTAAGGGATCTGTATAGTTTTTTCTTAAAATACTCAATATCAGTGATTTCTCCAAGGTTTTGGCCTCCTGGCAAAGTTGAGATTTCTGTTCCCCTTCCACCTTCTCTGCGAGGCAACCAAAAATCTTCAAGCATTGACATGAATTTTTTATCATCTCTAATTTCTCCAGTTGAAGCATCATACACTAATTTATTTCTATATCTCATCATAACATCACGAAGATATTGCTCTGCTTTTACTTTTGGAAGATTGCCAACATCAATATAGAAAATTCTACGTTCTGGTGCTCTTGATAATCTGTAAATAACAAGAGAATCCTCAATCATTCTAAGTTGATTGAGTGATTTAATTGCTTTGTTGAGGTATGATAATGTAATAGACTTATTTCTATCTACTAACCCCGAAGTACAATAAGTAACTGCATCTTTTGCGATCTTAATTCCTTCAGATGCACTACCCCCTTTACCACTCATGGGTCCTGAGGGGTAAGTCATTTTAGGATTAAAAACAAAATATTCCTCTATTTCAGGAAATTCAAAATCCATTGGATCCTTATTTAAGGAATTTGTATATACATTTCTATCTTTGTTGGATTTTTTTAATTGACGCACATATTTCATTTTCATTGCGTCAATATACCGTAATTCTTTTATTCCCTCTTGCGGATTCTTCAAATCAATTACTTTGTGATAATAAAGTCTTCCGTCAATATACCAATTTCTATAAATTTCGTGAGACTTTTTATTAAAATCCAATAAATCTAAAATATAAGTAAATTCATCTCTAATTTTTTTCTTAATTCCATCACTAGCACTTAAATTTGAAAGTTCAATCTGTACAGGAACATCATTTGAATCCGAAACTATTGCTTCGTTTACAATATCTTCAATGGCACTGTCCACTTCTGGGTGCAGTGCCATTTCTCTATATCTTTTAATTAAATCAAATTCAGATTTATAAACACCTTCAATATCAACATATGAACCAAAAAATCCACTAGTCAAATAATGATCTGCCCCGTCCTCATTATTTTGAGGAACGGGGGAGAGTGTACTTGGTGATGCTGGTTCGTTTTCCTCTATAGAAAAACCAAATAACCTTGCCATTATATACTTCTATGCTTGTTCTCCTTTATTTATCAGGCAATAGCAGGAGCACTACCTGTAGATTCTGCTTCCCAATGTTGAACTTGGAATTCTACAGTATACTCTTCAATCGTATCTGAAGCATCGTAAGAAAGGTCAATTTGAGAGATATTAGTTGGGAAAATATCGACAAACTTATATGTTCTTAATGGTGTTATTGAAGTACCACCAGTAACATCAGCATTAGTTGTAGAATTTAATGTTCCCGCACCTCTACCTAATTGATGAACTCTAGCATCAACCATATATGAACCAGGTGCTGTTGCCCCAGTTGCATTATTTAATTTACTAATTCCATTCATCCATAATTCAAAAGCACTTCTTAATCTAAAATCCTCATCGTTGATAATAGTCACAGTCCATACATCAAATGTTCTATCACCAGCAACCTTTAAAGTTCTTCCTCTAAAAGGAATTTCAATTGGTGCAATATTTGATGCTGGAAGTGCAGCAGTTTTACAAAGAAAAGCAAATCTTTCTTGCTCTTCGTTCTCATATCCAGTTACATAGGCAGGCATAGCTGCAAGTTCGACTTCAAATAGATTGGGTCTTGCTCCACCACCTGCTAACTTAGACTTAAAATTGGTAATCGTTCTGAGTGTAGACATTTTTTAAACCTCCGTGTTAATTAAATATTACCAAATCAAACTGAACCAACTACTTCACTGAAAGAAACTCCAGTTCTTGTAGCAACAAAAGATAACGTGACATAGTTAATAGATTTAGTTGGTTTTAAGAAAATATCTGCCCTAAATTCATTGTTATCAACAACTTGTGGGGTATTATTAGACTCATCGCAGACAACCACGAAGTCATATATACCTCTCTTTGCCTGAACATCTCTCAAATAAGGTTCTACAACGTTGATAAAGTTTGCTCTTGTAACCTGATCATTTAATTCAAATAGTTGAGATTGTGCCGATCTTTCAAGAGCTTGTTCAACTGTCAAGAATAATCTACGAACGTTAATTCTATCAAAAGCAGACGCATAACTTAATGCGGTCTTATCACCAAACAATACAATTCCAACTCCAGATTGAGAAACTATAGAGTTAATTCTAGATTTATATAATTGATCTCTTTGTGCTTTATTTGGATTGTATGTGAGTTTAATTGCATTGTTCAAAATTCCTCTTTGCTGTCCTGCTGGAGAGAACCAAGGGAATGAATTAATACTTGTCCTTGCCATCAACCCTGCAACATCAGCATTAGTAGGAACGTATCTGAATAGATTATTAAATCTATCGTAAGTATACTTATACCCACTATCAAATACTGCATAAGATGATGACGATAATGGAGCAAAGAAATTGAGTATATTATCTGTTTGGGTTGTTGTATTCGTAATATCTACAATTGCTGCTCTGTAAGGAGAAATAACTGCTAGACAATCTTTGCGATCATTGGCAATAGAAATTAATTTGTTTGCCTTTGCTTGAGATTCCTCTAAAGTTCCAAGACCAGGACCATAAATTAAGAAATCTAGATCAACCTCATCAGAATTTGAAAGTAAATCATATGCAGAGGATAGATTACCTAGAGTAGCAGTTAATGAACCACTAGAACCTTCAGATCCACTAGAATAATCTGCACCTGTTGCTAAAGTAAAGGTTTGATTTCCAATTGCATTGAATGTTGATCCTTGAGCATCTCTATTCCAACCACCATTAGAAAGAGTAATTGGTGTGAAAGAAGCAGCTGCAACACCCGTATAAGCAGTAAATCCAGTAGCAACAGGAACTATGCTATTAGTAGTATCTGCTACAGTGTAATAGTTAGTTCCAGCATAAACATACTTAGAGAAATTAGCAAGATAATTTCTGTAATAATTCTTTTGAGGTGAATTTACTAATGATATTGAATCTTCTGCTTTAGATAATGATATATGTTTTTCAAGAATAGTTCCTTGAATACCACTAATAGAACCTTTGTCGTCAATTACTACGACATGAATTCCGTCGTTATAACCATTTCTATCAGTTGTATACTGATTAGTTACTGGTTTTGGTGCGATAGTCTTCCAAAAAATAGTGGAATTATCTAAACCAGATAAAGTTTGTTGATCATACCAATCAACCGCACTAGATGCAGTTATTGCTCCAATATTTCCAGTGCTAACACCAGAATTATTCATTAAAGTGAGTGAATCTGATGCTGAAAATGATGCATAACGAACGTTATCGGAATATGCGATTTTTGTTTCAGTTCCAGCAGTAGAAACTCTAGATACAATCTTTACATCAAAGGTAGAATTACTATTTGAAGTATCAGTAGTAACTCCAGTAATGATTCCTTTCAAATATCCATCAAAAGTGCTAGTGGATCCAGATCCAATAATAGTTGCACTAATTCCAGTAGTAACCCCATTTCCAACAACTACTCCAGCATTACCTAAATCGGAGGTTGAAAATCCAATCGTTTGATCTGCAAAATCATCGATTACACAAATTCTTAAATCATTTGCCCAAGTACCTGGTGTCTTTGCGGCATAATGATAATTTCCAGTTGTTTGGGAATTATAGTCGTCAAAGTTCTTAATTTTTAAAGTAGCATCTGTATTATAACCAACTCTCGCATTCTTTAAATCGTCATCATCTGCTCTAACTACTTTTAGAACTCCCCCATATGAAAGGTATGATGCTGCACTCATCCAGTACTCATACTGGTTGTCAGTGCTAGATGGTTTACCAAAAATATCAATGAGTTCTTGCTCATTAGTTATATCAGTAGATTCTGCTACTGGACCAATTGCAAAAGGTCCTGCTATGCCACCAATATTATCAGTTACATTATCAGATCTTCCTATTGTTAAATCAACTTCTCTGGTTATAATACCAGGTGACAATTGGGGAGTTGTCATTTCCGCTCCTAATTCTCATTTACCTAAAAATTATTTATTAAAAAATACATTTACATATATTTCCACACCTCAGATATATCTCCATATTCATCGGTATACCAACGATCTCCATCGTTATCAACAAAAGTAGTAGTTTCATTACCATCAACAACAAAACCAAATGGTGCCATATCTTGTTCTATTTGATTTTTTTGATCATCATACAATCGTTTTCTGATATCTTGATCTGTTAATTCTTTAAAGTAATCTTGAGCCACTAACCAAGCATAAATTACAAGACACATTGCTAAGTCATCATTGCAACCATCTTCTGCTTCAAATGAGTTAGTTTTTTGAATGAATGTGGTTAGTTCATTTATTATTTCATAGTCACTAAAAATTAATTTATTTTCTTCAATAATAGTTTTTAAGTTTAGTGCTCCAACTTTTTTAACGGTCTTAGACATTTTGACTCCAAGTTGAGTCTTTTTTCCAGAAAATCCTTGACCAACTACTTGACCTGCTCTACCTCGCATAGAACACATTAAAACATTTTGATATTCAAGATCATAATGCAACAATGATGCCACTTGGTCACCGACATCATTAACTTCACATAAAACATAAGAATTATTATAGTTTCTAGCAACATCCCAAATTACATTTGGAAATAACATTGGTTTAATTTGATTATTTCTATATTTTGCAACCAATTTATGAGGGAACTCTGTTATATCTACAACAATAAATGCCGAATAGTCCTTTTCAACACCTCTTGCAACATCAACAGTTATAACATAATCATGTCCTTTAATTACATTTTCATAAACATCTAATCCTGCATTACTTTGAATAGGATTTTCATAAACTAAACTCTTTAATTTTGATGCAGATATTAAAGTATCAACAGACCCTAAAAATTCACATAAAAATTCAACTCTAAACTGTTGCTCAGAAGTATTTGCAATAGTTTGTTCCTTCCATTTTTCATCTCTACCTGGAACTTCTGTCCAATGTACGTCTGTAGGAACATATTCATTTTTTCCTTTTTCAGCATCATGCCACATTCGATAAAAATGATTCATCCCATGTGGTGTAGAAACAATAATTACTTTGGTGCTCTTACCCGAAGTAATGGTAGGGTAAACCGATGCAAAAAATGAGTCCGCAATATGGTTCGGAACGAAAGCAAACTCGTCTAAAAAAATAATATTAAATGACATACCTCTAACAGCAGAGGCAGATGTTGATGCTGCTAAAATTTTACTACCGTTCTCTAGTTCAATTGATCCTCTGTTCCAAGAAATAACACCTTGCTGCATCCATTTTGGTAAATTTTCATAGGCAGTTGCCAACCTTCCTAACAATTCTCTTGCTGTTGCTGCTTTGTTTGCAAGAATTCCTATATTTACACTATCATTAAACAGTAAGTAATGTAATAAATATGAGACAACAGTTGTAGATTTGCCTGTTTGTCGAGGCATTTTACAAATATTAAATCTATTATTATGAAATCTATTGATAAGTTTCTTTTGAAAATCGTAAGGATTAAATTGTGCTAATCCAGTATCGAGAGAAACAATTTTTATATAATTCTTAGCAAAATAAACAGGATCATCTTTACATTTGAGAAATTCTACGATTTGCTCTTCTGTAAATTCAATTTTAGTATTTGCCTTTTTTAATAAAGGATTACCAAGATATACGTCACTCATAATAAAATTAAATCAACACTTCCAACGACGACGGGCTTTACAAACTGGTTTATCAGGAGTCTTAGAACAATCGATGTTGTGCATGTCTTGTTGACCCTTAGATCGAGCACAGAAGGACTTTCTACGTTTGGCATCCTTACTACCTGGTTTTGGGTCTCCAGTTACTGCTGTTTTTAACTTAGATCCGGGATTTTCACGACGATAGGCAGCAACTGCTTTTTTGCTCATACCATCTGTCTTATCTGATTTATTGACTTTCTGCCAATCTTCAACCTGCATAAAATTTTTACCTGGTTCATTATCAACCACTTGATGATATCTTACTTTTCCACCTGGATATACCTTTTGTATTTCTTGTTCAACTTCAGTTCTTGTAGGTCTTTTTGCTTGAGGGAAGAATAATCTTAACGTTTGATTTCCACCTCTCCAAGTTATCATTACAAAAATCATGTTTCCAGTTTTAGCAGGAATTCTTGTTACCTCATTGATTCCCCCCTCAATGCACTGACATGGATTTTGTCCACAAACAGGACAAACTATTTTTACTTCCTCTTTTTTTACGCAGTTATTATAGGTTTTACCAAACATCTTTTTGGTTCCCTTTTTCTCATATCCTTTCCAACACTTTTGACCTTCTTCAAGGTCTAATTCATCTCTCCAGTTAGAAAATTCTTCTGATTTATTTCCCCAATTAGCAGCACCAACCTTACGGCACTTTACAAGGGCACCTGAGGCATATGCAGATGGCCAAACACTATATCTAGACTTTACCTTATGATAACAGGCATCTTTCGTTCCACTGCCTTTACCTTTCTTGTCTTTTGCTTCGATTATTTCCACTTCTTCTTTTTTCATTTTGTTTTTAGGATCTGTAGAAACATATGTTGGTTTTGCAGCACCAGATTTTTCTTGCTGACCTGGATCTGCTTTTTTCTTTCTTCTAGCAGCAGATAATCTTTCTGCCTTACTCATACTTGCTCGTTTTGATGAAGAGACGCAC